ATCCAGGCCGGCCGCGGTCGAGTTGGAAAACTCGTGAGAAGCGCTTATAAAGGGGCGTTCGAGCATGAAGCCTCGGACGTGGTTTCGCGGGCGTAGTTCAGTGGTAGAACGACAGCTTCCCAAGCTCCATTTCATCGGCACGCAATCCCTTATAATTCTAAGCCTTCCGCTTTATCTCCGCTTCGATTGCGGGATTTTCAACGGGACTTTCGACCAGCGTCGCCACGGGGTTCGCCTTGTTTAGCGAGGCGCGCAGATCGTCTTCAGTCACATGGGCGTAACGCGCCGTCGTCGTCAGCCTCTTGTGGCCGAGCGCCTTTTGCACATGCTGCAGATTGCCCGTGGCGCGGCCCATGCGAGTCGCCATTGTATGGCGCAGGTCGTGCAGGCGCAGGTCGGCTTCGGCGAGCCCGGCGGCGCGCCTGGCGCGCCAGAAGGCCGTGCTCAGCGTGTCGGGTTCGATCGGCGCGCGCTCGCCCTTCTTGCCGCCCCATTCGTGCCGGACTTCATAAGTGAAGACGCGCTCCTTGTGGCGGCGGCGCTCGCCCCGCAAGATCGCCACGGCGGCGGCGGCGAGAGGCAGCATGGCCAGCGTTCCGCCTTTGCCGCGCACGGTCATGCGCTCGCCCTCGAGGTCAACGTCGGACCATTTCAGCCGGCACGCCTCTGCCCGTCGCAGTCCCGTTACGAGCAAAAAGCGCGCGACGGCGTGAAAATCGGGGCGCAGCGCAGCGAATAACGCCGCCTCCTCGGCGCCGGACAGCTCGCGGATGCGCTCAGCAGTTTCCTTGAGCAAATGGCCACGCCAGTCGATCTTGGCGGTCTGCTGGCCCCAGACCTCGCCGGCGCGCGTCAGAATGGCGCGCAGTGGCTCCAGCGCGCTCCTATTCACCGTTGCGGGCGAGGCGCCCTCGGCGCGCCGGGCGGCGGCGAGCCGCGCCACGATATTGTTGTCGATCGCGCGGATGAGCGTCGATCTGCCGATCTGCGTCTGCAGCCAGGCCAGCGCGCGGTCCATGTCTTTCCAATCCTTGCGCGCCTCGCCGCGCTCGGTCCACCAGCGCGTCGAAGCGACATCGAAGCTCATGGGGGCGTCGCCGGCGAGTTCGGCGGCTTCGACCTGCCGCGCCGCTTTGAACTGGACAAGCCATTTTTCGGCGTCGCGGCGGTTCGCAAGGCCCGTCGAGCCGCAAAATCGATGACCTCGAATCTGGAGGTCGTAGAGCCACGCGCCCGCGCCGGCCCTTTGATAGAGACCCCTGATTTTTTTTGGCATATCGTCACCCTGCGCGCGATGAAATCGTCGAGATGCTGCGGCGCAAAACGATAGGAGGCCCGCTTCCCCTCGCGCCCGACATTGATGCAGGGGATTGTGCCGTCATGCGCGAGCTCGCGCAACTGCCGCTCGCAAATGCCGAGCCGCGCGGCGGCTTCGACCGTCGTAAGCAGGGGGGCGGGCGCGGCGTGGGCGCGGGTCACGGGAACGGCTCCAGCGGCTGATCGGCGCGGAGATAGAGCGGGTGGCGAGGATGGCCGCCATTGGTCTTGCCCAGACATTTCAGGGGAACTAGTTCGCGCAAGAGAGCGACGACCGAGGCATCTTTGCCCTGTATCGAACCGAGCACACCCCAAGCGCAAATTATCGGCATGCCGTCATATTTTGCTGTCGTTCCGAGCGCACAGAGAGTTACCCAATTTTCCGGCCCGACGGCATTTTTGGCCGTCCAAAGTTCGTCAGGATCAGTAGCTCTAAAGGCATAGAGGTTGGCGACGACGATTCCAGCGGCGCCTTCGCGTTTGGCAAAACCCATACAGCGCCGGATCGTCGGGTCGTCGATGCTCGCGTCCGCCGTGCTCGGGTTGAGCATGATAAATGGCAGAAGGGTTCCGCTTCCCCATTCGCGTGTCAGCCGATAGCGATAGAGCCCACACTCTGAGATTTGAGCTGTCTTGCGGATTTCCGGCGCCGGCGCTTCGAAGAGGGTCATTACTCCCCCTCCCCTGTTTCCGCGTCGCTGGGCTTGGGGTGGGAGATGCCGCCCCTATCAACAAGGCGCGCAATGTGAGCATCCCTAACTGCAATGCAGGCCTCTTCCGTAAATCCGAAGCAACTGGCGGTTTCGTCTTTAAACGAAGGATCTCCAACCTTGCGCGCGCGAACCAACCACCCGTCAAGATCATAACGCCAGCCATTTAGCCACGCCAAAAGTTCATTAAGCATGTTAACTCCTACTTCTGCTCAGCGAGGGCCGCATCTATCGACGTGTCTAAATCCTCCAAGTTGACGACGACGTTCTCAGGGGCGCGGCCGGCAAAAATTCCGCCACTTTTGATCGTCTCAAGATCGCGCGAGCGCAGGTATTGGTAGCGGGCGGCGTCTTTGCGCAGTCCTTCCAACCCATCCGGCGCCGTAACCTCGGCGAGTTGCGCCTCCGGTTCCAGCAGCTTCAAAATCGACCGCGCGAGATCGGCATAGAATGTGCCCTTCTGAAACTGATCATGCGGCTGACGGTCGTAATGCGCGGCACGCTCGGCAGCCCACATAACGGCGGCTTTGATGCCTTCTTCTCGCGCTTTCCGCCTCTCTGCGGCGAGGAGGCGGGGAAGGTCGATGCGATAGGCGGCGGAAAGCGCTTCTGAAAGATGCTTTCCCTCATCCATGAACGCTCGCGCTCTCACGCCGTTATAATTAACGACGTAACCAAGCCCCCATGCAGCCTCGACAGCCTTTTCGCTCGGTTCCGGGTCGCACTCCCCCTGCGCTTCGCCGGCGGTTGGCTCTGGTCTCACAAAAACATCTTCCGGCGCAATGCGTTCTCTGGTCCCATCGGCGTTTATTCTGACGACCCCCATGCCGAACGAAAGCGCGTCGTTTAGTGCTTTGTCTTGCGCTTCGCTGGCGATGGACCCCCAATGCAAAATCCCTGATAAAGCGAACTCGCGCAGCTCTCGCTTTTCCACATCGACGGCGAGCAAAAGCCATTGCGGTTCCTTGTGCCATTCGTTTGATCCGAAGCGCAGGCCACTCGGCGCCGGAATGATCTTGCGTGGGCAAATTTCACCACGCCAATTTTTGTAGACGATTTCAAGTGGCGGCGCTTCGCTGGCGACGGGATGGAGGGCGATGGGGCGAAGCGCGGCGATGGCGCGCGTAATAAGCATCACGGCCTCATTTTCAGTATTTGCTTCAAGGTATAATCGGAGCTTTTTCAAATCAGCTACCAGCTTTCTCGCGTCACTCATGGTCCGCGTCCTTCCTGAAAACACGAAGCGGAACCGGCTCCGCTCTGAAGAGCCAACTCACGCTCCTGCTTGCATTGATCGACGGTCAACCATTCCATCAGCTTGAGCTTGTTGTCTTTGCTCTTAATCAACAGAGACCAGGCGTCTTTTCGCTCCAAGCACCAAGAGCGTCCGCATATCCTTGGCAGGTCGTAGCGCTCGACGTATGTTCCTATATCCAACGGAACAGTCTCCGCGACCGCTCCAGAACTAAATATCTCTGCGATAATAAAAAACGCAGCTATCTTTTTCATTTGTCCGCGCCCTTCTCTTTCGCTGGCTCGGCGCTGGCGGCGTGGGCTTCGGCGGCGGCGAGGTCGCGGGTCATGAGCGCTCATTCGGGAATTCATTGTGCTCGCGGCCGTCGAGCAGGCGGCCGGCGCGATGTTTTCCAACGCGATCTAGCAAACGAAACGGCTGGTCGTTGAGGGGCAGCTCGTGCGCCCGGCTAGAGGATCTGCCATCGAGCGCAAGCCAAAGCGGATGCGCGCAAGCTCGTTCGAAAACATCAACCAATTCTGGCTCACTTTCGACCGTATAGGTTTTTGTTAAATGATCGAATTCGAGAAATTCGCCCCATTGCTTGAAGAAAAACGGCACGCCAGCGGCGGCGCATTGATCGCGCAAGGAGCGCGCCCAATCGGGATGCATCGGACGCGCGCCGGGGCCGCTCTCGCCGCCGCAGATGATCCAATCGAGCATCCGGCTTTGCGAATAGGCAAAATCAATTCCGCCCTCTGGCCCGACAAAAAGCCATTTTTCCAAATCCACGGATCCTAAATCCGGTTCAATGCTAACAAATTTAACAGCAGCCGGTGTGTCTTGGAGATCGTCAAGGCGTTCATCGGCGCGCGCCTGGTCTTCGGCGGTGACGCCGAGCCATACGTTGGGGAGCGGCCACGTCGCGTTAAAGACAAGGCATTCGCGAGTCGGGAAGTCGATCGTCGCTTCGCAAAGGCCGTCGGTAGCGATGCGGGCGGGAGTATCGAGCTTCGTCATATACTCCCGCATCCGCTTCGCCCGCTTCGTCAGCACTTGAAAAGTATGCTGCGGGCAAAGCGCCATGATCGCGAAAATCCTGTCGATCCATGCGTCGGGAACGCTCTCATGAAAGAGATCGCTCATCGAATTGACGAAGATCTTGCGCGGCTTTTTCCAGCGCAGAGGCGCGAGCAATGCATGCTCGGGCGCCTGCTTGACGACGCCGGTCCAGACTGGCTTGTCGTTCACGAGCTTCGTCGTGCCAACATAATGCGTGCTTGGCGTCATGCGCTGGATGCGGTGCGCCTGCGCCATCGCATAGCAATTAGAACAAGCGGGCGAGACGAGCGAACAGCCGACGAGCGGATTCCATGTCGCATCGGTCCATTGAATGCCGGTCTTGTCGGCCATCAGAGATCAAGCTCCTCTGCTTCATCATCCTGCGCCGCCTCGCGATAGGTGATTCGCGCAGGCGGGTCGTAAGGCTTGTTGGCACGCAAAACGAAAGCTTCGTCCGTGAGCGTGAAAGAGAAGATCGAAGAGCCGCCGTAATAATGTGTCCGCCATCCCTTGGCCGGAACTCCGTCGATCGGAATATCGATGCGCAGCATTTTCGCGCCGAAGCGTTCCTCCTCGCGCGTGCGGCCGTAATGGCAGCGATGGCCCATGATCTCGACGCGCGCCCATTCCCAGCCTTCGGAATTTTCGGGCGCCGCGGAGTGCGTCTCTGCGTCTTGAGCAGTCAATGCTTCATCCTTTCCTCTGCGCCGACTTCGGCGAGGTAATCGAGCGCCGCCTGCGCGCCGCGGATCGCGCCCGCGCGCATTTCGGGCGACATGCGGGCGAGCGCCTCGCGCGCGCTCGAACAGGGCCGGAGCAGCCCATAATTCGCCTCGCAGATGCGCACGGCCAGCTCCGACAGCGAGACGTTCACGACGATGATTTTGCGCTCATGATCTTGCGCGGCAGCTTTCACAGCAAGTCTCCCTGCATCGGGTCGGCATAAAGCGCCGCCTCGTCGACCTCGAAGAAACCGAGCGCGCCACGCAAGGGGCGGAACGGCAGCGGCTTCGCGTCCTTCAGCGTCAGACCGAACGGCCCGCTGAACCAGGGCGACGACGAATATCTGACGGTTCCGGTTATCGTGACCTCGCCGACGATCCCGCCGAACGGCAGCTCCTTGAGCGCGGGAAGTTCGCGCCCGGACGGAAAGGGATGGCGGAGCGAGATGCGATTCATGACATGCAGCGCCGCCTCATATTCCGCGCGCGTCCGGTCCAGCGACGCATGGATCAGCACGCGCTCGGCGCAATGCGAGCGCCAGCTGCGGTTCTCGATGTCTTTCCCCGCAAACAATATAGCCCAACACCAGGGCTGGCGGATCGAAAGAGCGCGCGTCATCGCTTGCTCGCCTCTTCATCCGTCAGGAAGGCCCTGAGCAGATCGCCTTCCTTGACGAGCCGAACCTTGCCGTCGGCGGCGAGCTTCGAAAGCTCTTCGTCGACGATCGACTGCAGCCCAATATGCGCAAAAATTTCCTCGACGATCTTTTCGACAGCTTGCGGATCGCAATTCTCATGCATCCAGTCATATGCGCAGATGTCCTCCGCGATCTCGCGCGGCGTCATCCCCGCAAAATCGAAGCCATTTTCGATCGCCGCGAAAAGCGCCGCATTGACGCTCTCGGGAGTCGGCGCGCTCAATTGATCAACCGTCATTTCCGCGCTCCTTTTTTCTTGGCGTCACGCGCGCTGCTGCTCTTGCTCTTCGCCGGCGCGGCTTTGCGCTTTGGTTTGCCGGCGGCTGCGACGGCCTCTGACGCTTCGCTCTCTTGTGCGCCGCTCTTGCCTGCTTCGGCGGCCTCGAGCGCCTCGGCGAGCATCGCGAGGTCGACGCCCTGGTAGATGTTGCGACCATTGACGAGCTGCTTTTCGAAGCCGAGCTTGCGCATCGCCGCTTCGAATTCGCCCTGTGGGCACGGTTTCACGCCTTCTTCTTTGGCGGCGTCGCGATAGGCGATAAAGAGCTGGCGCGGCGTGATGCTTCGGCCGCTCGCGCGCAAGAATCGTTCGAGGAAGGGATAGTCGCCGCCGAGCGCCTTCAGCGCGGCGTCGCGTTCGTCGCCCTTCTCTTCGTCGGCTTCGATGGCATCGGCCATTGCCTGCGCCGTGCTGCGCGCGTCCGGCTTGGGCCTGCGCGCGGGCGCCTTCTCTGGCGCGGTTTCCGCCTCGGTTTCGGCGTCTTCGGAGGGCTCTTCGACGCGCAGCGGCCTGGGGAGCCATTTCTCTTTGGCGAGCTCGGCGGCATAGAGCGCGGCCTCCGGCTTTTTGAGCTTTGCGACATGCGCCGCGCCGGCGTCTCCCGCAAGCTCGCGCACGGCCTCGATCGCCACGTCCTTCGTCGCGGCCTTGAAATAGGCCTCGTAATCGAGATGGCGCTTGAGGCCGGTTTCGATATCGCCGAGGCGCGAGGCTGTGGCGAGAAGCGTGCGCGTCAAATCGAAATTCGAGGCGCCGCTCGTATCGACCATGGCGCCCATGAGCTCGGCCAAGGCGGTCGTGACGGTTTCGGCGCCGTCGATATGCGCCCTAGTGCAGGCGAGGAGCGCTGTCGCGAAATCCCCCGCCTCCTCCTCACCGCGAACGGCGCAGAGAAGTTCGGACTTCGGCTTGAAGCCAAACCGCACCTGATTGCCCGTCAGGCGAACCGGGTCACCTCCTGGCGAGGCATAACACCGGCCAAGCGCGGCGACGGCGACGATGAGCGCGAAGCTCAGATTGCGCGCGAGCAAATCGCTCAGGGCGGCCGTCGCCGCCGCGTCGAGCGCGGCCTTTTGCGCATTGCCGAGCGCGACCGGCTCTTGCGCCGCTTCGCCCTCGGCGCCATTGGCGCGCGTGCGCGACTTGCGGTTGCCCTTCTCCTCTTCATCGCGGCTCGGCGCTTGCGACGGCTCCGATGGGGTTTTGCGCTTGATTGCGCGATCGATGAAGAGCCGGCCCTCATGGTCGAGCGAGATGACCACGCCGAGCGTTTTGCGCTGCGCCTTGGAGAGCGCGCGCAGCAGGCCGCGCGTCTCGATCGCCTCGGCCTCTTCATCGAGCCTGCGCGACGTCTCGGGCGCAATTTCTTCGTCTTCCTGTTCGGTCTCGATCTCCTCGAGCCGGTCGCGTTCCGCATCGGTATAATCGAAGGCCTTCCCTGAAACGGCGTCGCGCGATTTCCAATCGGGTTGCAGCTCATGGGCGAACCAGCCCCAGCCCTCTGCGTCCATGAGCTTTGCGCCGAGCGCGTCGAGCCTTTCGGCGGCGAGGCGCTTTACGAGCGCGCCGTCCAAAAACCAATCGTCATCGGAGAACAGCTGCTCCTCGAGCGCGCCGCCGGCGGCGGCGTAATCCGTCTTGCCGACGAAGACGGCGAGCGGCTGCGTCGCGCGCAGGGCGTCGCCTGCGAGGCGCGCGCGGATATCCTCGGCGCGCCTATAGTGCCAAGGCTGCTCTGCGACTTGCTTTAAAAACTCTTCCTGGCGCGCGTGATCCGCATTGATCGAAAAGGCCTGCGCCTGTTCGGCAGTGAGCTCGCGCGCGCGCCAGGCCTCGCGCACGGCGGGCGCGAGGCGGTTTAAGCGCAGGCGATCGCGCACATAGCGCAGCGGCTTGCCGAGCTTGGCGGCGATCGCCTCGGGCGTGAGAGCGAAGCGCTCGACAAGATCGCCAAAGCGCTCGAATTCGTCGATCGGATGCAAATCCTTGCGATGCAGGAAATCGATGAGCGCGAATTCCGCCGCGGCTTCGTCGTCGCCCTCAAAGAGCGTTATCGGAATGGCGTGATATTCCTCCAGCTTCCCGCGTTCCCACAGCAGGTTCAGCGCGACATAGCGGCGGCCGCCGTCTAACACCTTAAGCGAGCCGTCCTCGGTGCGAATGACCAGCGGCTTTTGCATGCCCTTGGCGGCGATGCTCGCGGCGAGCTCGTCTATGTCCTCGGGGTTTGGGGGCGTCTTGCGCGCGTTGAATTTGGACAGGCCGGCGATTTCATTGAGGCGTAGGGTTTCCATGGGCGAGCTTTCGGTTTCGGCGTAAGGTTAGAGAGAGCGGCGACGTCAGGCGCTCCCCGCAAGCACGTCGTCGCAGAAGCGCGACATTTCGAGCTCAAGGCCTTCCATGAGCGCAAGATCATTCTCGGTCACATCGTCGCCGTCTTCGGCGTTGATGATGACAAGGTTCGAATAGGCGCGTGCGCCGGCAAAGAAGGCGCGACGCATTTCGCGCAGCTGCTCGGGCGAAGCCCCGGAGAGCTTGACGGCTTTGATCCAGCCTTCGAATTCCTGCTGGATGAGGCGGGGCGTGCCGCTCATTCTTCACCTCCGATTATGAAAAGGGCAGCAAAGAAGAGGAGGCCGATCATCGCGCCGAGTGCGAGGCCGGGGAGCGCCGGCGCGAGGCTCGTGATCCATCCTCCGAATTCATGCTGGAAAAGGTCGGGCGCGTTGCTCATCAATTGCGCCTCGCCATCATGAGCAGGCCGGCGACGAACAATCCGATGATGACGCCGATCACGGCGCCTCCGTAAAAATAAAGCGCGCAGGTCATCGAGACGCTCCATTGCGCTTGTGGCGAATTTTTTCCGCCTCAAGAAGATCGGCACAAAGGCGCAATCGCTTGACGATCGCAGCCTTGTCCTGTTCTGGGGCGGCGATAATCCATTGACCCTTTTCGCTATCGTGCATCGATGCGATCGTCACGACAGTTACGTTGGAAGCGAGCGGATGCTTGCCGATCGCGCCCTTGATTTCGTTATGAAGCTTTTCGGCCTTGAAGCAAATTTGTTCTTCAATGGTCATTGTCGAACCTCGTGATCGAATAACTCATGCCTTTGCCATTGTAGGCGTCGCCCTCGCAAAGGAAGGGCAGGTTCGCTTGCTCGTCGCCTACAGCGGCTCTCGGCTCATCTGGCGATAAGCCCCATTTCATGCCGCGAAATTTCGCCGGCTTGCCGCAGTTGCGACAGAGGATAGCGAGATGTGCGTATTTGAGCCCGGTATCTTCGATCCGCGCGACATTGACCGTCGCGTCGAATTCCAGGTGTGGGCATTGGGCGGAGCCGCTCACGGCGCTTTCTCCGCGGCCGTCTCATGCGCAGTCGCCGTCTCGCGGTCCATGCGGTCAAGGATTTCCATGATCTCGCCGAGCGCAACCCACGGGTCGAAATCGAAGGCCTTCGGTGCGCGCTGCTTGATCTCGCGCATCGCCTGATCGAAGTGCTCTCTCCGTTGATCGCTCATCTTGATAACGGCCCCGAGCTGAGAGCTGGGATTTACGCCGTCGACAAAATCAGCGACCCCCTCGCGCGCCTGGGTCAAGAGCATGACGGCGGCGGTCAGCCTCGCGTCGGCGCCCGCGGCCTCGGCGCCCGCGGCCTCGACCGCATCGATGGCGCGGCGGATCGCCATTTCGGCCGGCGTTTGGCGTTCAAGGAACAGACGCCGGGGAACGAACATACATTGGCTCTCGCCGCCGCGATCGCAATAATGCTCGTCGAGCATGCGCAATGCCTGTTCGAGCACGCTGCGCAGATCCTGCTTGCCCCAAAAGGTGACGGCCGAACTGTCGTCGTCGCCAGGGCGGTGAAGGAAGGGCCCTTGCAATTGGCGCACGGCGCCTTGTTCGTCGGGAGCGACGGGAACGACGTATTTATCGTCGTGTAAGCCCCTGTAGGCTTTGAAGCTCACGGGCAATTCGAGATAGATGCGCAGGCCCGTGAAGACTTGATCCTCTATGGGCTTCTCGATGATCTCGAGCCGCGGCGGCTGTGGCATTTCCTCGGCATAGATATTAACGCGCATCGTTGCGTTCCTTGAGGGCTGGGGCTAACCTTCGGCGCGCGAATTCAGGCGCGCCGACAAAGGTCAGGGCTTATGATTGGGAAGATTAGAGCTGTAGGCGTGGCGTGGTTCACGCGAGAGGATTTCCAACGCATCCGAGAGATTTGCGACGATGAAATGGTCTCCACCTTCGACGAGTGGGAAGCCAAGATGAACAAGATAGTCGCGAGCTGCGCGGCGCCGGGAGTCATCCTTGAGAAGGTGATCGTCGATCCTGATGAGCTGCTGGCCTTCGCCAAGGCGATCGGGGCCGGAAAGATCGACACCAAGATACGCAGTCAATTCGCCGCGGCCGTCGTCATGAAAAAGTATGGAACCAATCACTGATGCCGGCGAGGCGGCAGCGCCGTTTGCGTCGGTCCGCGCGATATCCTCAAGCGTTTGCCGAAAATACCAAAGCGCCACGCCGAAAAGCGCGCCGACGAATCCAGCGATGACGACAATGGTGGAAAGCCGCATTTCAGGCGCAGCGGCCGCGAGAGCTGCGGTGTTGCTTGCGGCACGCGCCAACGTCGGCGCGAACGCGACGAGGAAGCTGCCCGCGGTAGCGAATGCGACGGCGGCGAGCGCCAGGCCGTAGGCCTGATAGGCTTCGCGCGGGATGGCTTCGAAGGGGTCTTTGAGAGCGACGCGGCGACGGCCGCGATAGTCGCGCCAGACGCCGGCGATCGCGCTGACGAAGACGTAGGAAAGCGCCAGGATGGCGACGGCAATCAGGATTTTGGGCGCGAGCATGGCGGAGCCTCATCGGGAAGCGATGAGGCATAGTCTCACCAAAATGGTGATACGTCAACCAATATGGTGATACAAATTTTAGGGAAGAATCCTGCCGCATTCCTCAACATGGGAATTTAAAATTTCACGAAGCCCATCCGTTTTGTAGCGGGCCTCAGTGCTCGAAAATATCCGCGTATCACTCTTTATAAAGAGTTCGTCGGCACCAGCCATCTCGACGGCCATTTGAACCGCTTCCTTGCTTTCCCAAGCGCCAAAACCCTTGCTGCCTTGTGTTGCATCCCAGATGGAATGCCTCGGCGCCGAGTCGCCAATGCGATAATCGACCGTCACTTTACGGTTAGCTACGAGATCATCGAAGGCGAATATAATAGAAATATGCTTATCCATGCATTCAAGTAATAATGTTGATTGTGTATTGGGCTGATATGCAGCAAAAACTCGCGCCTCCTCGGAAGGCAATTCCAATCTCAACGATTTATGCCTCGTAAGATCATCCATCTTTTCAAGTATTTTCCAATTAGAAACAGCAGCTGCTTTCGCTTTTCTGTCTTTCGTTTCAGAGCTTGCGCGAAGATCATAACAATGAAGTCGATCCTTATCGTCCGTAATTGAAGAGCAATCCGCTGGCGGCATTTCCGCATGCGCTAGTTCCGTAAAGCCTAAAATGGAGAATAACAACCAATTACCAATGCGACGATCTCGATTTCGGTCCCGTCGTCGCCGACTGCATCGGTCTTGTTTGCAACAAAAATTGGCTTTTGGAAGCGCTTGTCCGTAGATCTTGGCCATAACAAAAAACCTCCATTAGTTAGTTCAAGCTCTTTACATGTTCTCTCCGTAAGCTGTCCCCTTCTTCTTTCCACTACGACGATATCTCCGGATAAAGGATGTTCCCTGGCTTCATAATAATTGACACAAATAACGTAATCACCGTTGTTAATCTTTCGCAAATCCATGGAAACGCCGATCACCTTAAAGGCAAATTGCGCGAGTCCGGAAAACCGCCCCGGAACCAAGGGAATCAAAGGCTTATCCTCGTCGTTTAACTCATCCTGTTCGAACCAACGCCCCGCCGCCGTTTCGCCCCTTACATGTGAATAGGCCAAATTGGCCGGCCTAAGCGACGATTCGGCGTCGCCGTCGAACATAAGTTCTTTGGCGGTCACTCCCAAGTGAGGCGCAAGACGCTCCGCCCACTCACGCGTGAATTTCCTGTCGCTCTTTTCTAGGCGTTCGATCTGTTGTGGCGATGTCCCGGCTAGACGCGCAAGAGCCGCCATCGAAAGCGGTTTCCCTCTTTCGTCCAGGCGGCTCAATCTTATCAAGCGGAGTTTGTTTTTAAAGGGCATTTTAGAAAATTGCATGGGCTCTCCATTTTGGCGACAGGTCAAAATGGTGAAATGGCGTCTTGACTCCATCACCATTATGGTGAGATATTTTGATTATGAAATTAGCTGCCTATCTCGCCGACAACGGCCTGACCCTCGCCGGATTTGGGAATCTCCTCGGAGTTTCACCAGAAACCGTGCGGCGATATCGCGATTTCCTTCGGTATCCAAGGCCAGAGCATCTTTCAAAGATCGCTGAAGTCACGCACGGCGAGGTTATGCCGAATGATTTCATGCCCATGAAACAATGCGGGACGGAGAAGGTTCAATGACTGAGATCGCCGGTCATTCCCTCTGCCTGCGCCGCGCGCTGAACCGCGACGAACGCGAAGCGCTCGCCGCGCAGCTCGGCGTCATCGCTCCCGAAATCGCGCGCCTTTCCGAAGACGGCGCCGTATCGCTCGCGCTGCCGCGCCGGCGCGGCGCTTTGGTTTTCGTCGAGCCCCAAGCTGAAACCCTCGCAGAGGAAATCGCGTCATGAATGACGAACTGATCGCGCCCTTTTTTCGCGTTCCGACCGCCGAAGTCGGGGAGGTCAAGGTCGTTTCGCTACATGAGCGCATGCCGCGGCCGCGTGTCCTCGCCAAGACCGTGCCCGCGCGCGACGCTGGCCTGCCCTTGCTGTTGCACTTCCGCTCGGCGAAGCGCCGCGCGAATGGCGACATCATGCTCTGCCTCGATTATGGCGGCGGTCCGTTTCTGCATCAGTTTCGCCTTGGCGCCGCCGAGGCGCGTGCGCTTGGCGAGGCGCTGCTTGCGATCGACTCCGGCGCGATCGCCGGCGCCGCCGCCGCGCCGGATTGAGTTTCGCGCTTCGGCGCGTCCGGAAAGGTGGGCGGGTTTGGATGGTGACTGCAGCGCCTTTGTCTCGCGGAGAGAACCATCTTCGCGTCCGGTGTGAGTAAAAATATCGGGGCGGCCCCTGCCACAGTGGGGCGACCTATTCGAGTTTCGGCGCGAAGTCCCCTGCGCCGGAAAGCCTTCGGGGCTCTAAGCCGAGCGCGTATCGTTGTTTTGCTTAGCGTGCGTAGCGTTTTGCGCGTTTTGCGTTCCTTCAAGCCCTCGCGCCTCTCGCAAAGGCGCGAGGCTTTTTGGAGCGTTTTAAGCACATTTGCGTCTCTCTCGTGCTTGCGAATTGGCCAAGACAAGTCTGCTGGACTCCCTGGCCGCGTCTCGTTTCGTTTCCGTGTCGTGTAGCAAAGCCCTCCCGTGTTTCTTATGACACGGAGGGCTTTGCATGAGGCGCAAATTTTTTTTGCTTTCGGAGCAAAGAGAGGGTGAGCCGGCTTTGAACCTTGTCGACGACGCCATATCGCTTTCGCGCGAGATCATCGCGCGCGAAACCAAAGGACCGGGCGATCTCGCGCCGGCCTTGAGGCGTCTATCGCACCGCTCGAGACTGCCGCACTCCTTTTGGTGGCGGGCGCTCTACCGCCCGCCCAAGGATCTGACGCTCACGAAATTTGCGCTGCTCGTCGAGTTTCACAGAGCCGAAGCAAGCAGTCGACAGCGGAAGAAATTCGAAAATGAAACGATTGGATTTACGCCGCGGAGCCCGCTCGGCCGCGCGCTATTCGACGCCGCTTTTGCGCTTGATCGCGCGTGCGATGATCTGGATTGCGAAGCGGACTGAGGCGATCCACTCGGCATTTTGCACGCGGAGGCGAGGATGAGCCTTCGCCCCATCGCCGCAATGGAAATACCCGGCGTCGAGCCGGCCGCTTCCGAAGCTTTCGCGCCAGAGTTCCTTTGGGTTGCGCCCGAAACGCTTTTCGTCGACGAAGATTATCAGCGCAATCTGAGCGAACGCTCGGTCACTCTGATTCGCCGCATCGTCGCGCAATGGAGCTGGCTCGCCTTCAAGCCGCCGATTTGCATTCGCGACGGCGACGCCCTGCATGTGATCGACGGCCAGCACACGGCCATCGCCGCCGCCTCGCATCCGGCGATCAAGACGATTCCGATCATGCTTCTGCCTGCGGTGGAGAGAGAAAGCCGCGCGCTTTCCTTCGTGCGCCATAATCGCGATCGAATCCAGGTGACGCCGCATCAGGTGCATTTCGCCTTGGTGGCCGCCGGCGATCCAGACGCCCTGACGCTCAAGCAGATTTGCGATCGCGCCAGGGCGCGCGTGCTCAAATATCCGCCCTCCTACGGGCGCTATCGCCCGGGCGACATCATGGCCATTGGGGCATTGCGCACTCTGCTCGGCCGGCGCTACGCCGCCGGCGCGCGTCGCGTCGTGCAGATCTGCGCGCAGGCGCAATTGGCGCCGATCTCCAGGGATGCGTTGCGCGCCGTCGAATATATCCTTTTCGACAGGGATTACGCCGGCAGCGTCGAAGACGCCGATCTGACGACGGCGATTCGGGCTGGTCTCGAGACGGCCGAGCGCGAGGCTTCGCGCTTCGCCGCCGAACACGACATGCCGCTCTGGCGCGCACTTGCGATCGTGTGGTTCCGCGCCTGCAAAAAGAAGCTGCGTCATGGACCTTGAGCAGCGCCTCAAAGTTCTCGAAGGGGAAAACGAGATTTTGCGCGAGCGTATCGCGGAGCTCGATCGCGCGCTCATCGGCGAGGATCCGCTGCCGATCGAATGGCGGCTGACGGAGCATGAGACCATTGTCATGGGCGTCCTGCTGCATCGTGAATTGGCGACGAAGGACGCAATTATGACGGCTCTTTATGGCGGTCGCGTCGATGACGCGGCAGAGGCCAAGATCGTCGACGTTTTCATTTGCAAAATGCGTAGGAAGCTTGCGCCGTTTGGAATCGAGATCAAGACTCATTGGGGTCAAGGCTATTTCATCGCTGCGCCGGCGAAGGCTTCGATCGCGCGAAGGCGCGCTGCGACGGGAGTTGCGGCATGAGCGCGGGCATGACTGGACAGATCGACGGGCCGGTCATCGTTCTGCGCTCGGGCGCCTATTTCGATCTCGCTCGGCCCGATCCGGCGTCGGTCGATATCGAGGATATCGCGCATGCGCTGTCCTTGCTCTGCCGCTTCACCGGCCATTGCCCGCGTTTCTACAGCGTCGCCCAGCACAGTTGGGAGATGAGCTGGAACATCGCCTCGGAGCACGCGCTCGCCGCGCTGCTGCACGATGCGTCCGAGGCCTATCTCGGCGATGTGAGCGCGCCGTTGAAGGCGCTGCCGCCCGAATATCGCGCCCTGGAAGAGCGCGTCCAGCGCGCGATCGCGGAGCGCTTCAGCCTTCCTTGGCCGTTTCCCGAAGAGGTGAAGCGCGCCGATCTGCGCATGCTCGCGACCGAAAGGCGCGACCTGCTCCAGAACGACGATGATTGGTCGGTCTTGCGGGGCGTCGCGCCGTTCGACTCCGGTCTCGACGGGCGCGAGGATCCGGCATTGTGGAGAAAATTCTTCCTGCGTCGATTCCATCAGCTCGGGAAGCCAAGATGAGCGCGCCGGCGATCGCCAAGCCGAGCGTCGCGCTCATCCGCTATGATGCGGCGCGAAAGGCGCTCGCCGAGGCGTATCGTGTCGACGAAGTTAAGGATATTCGCGATAAGGCGATCGCGCTCCAAGCTTATGCCCGCCAGGCTAAGGATAACGAGCTTATCAGCCACGCGACTGAAATTCGCATGCGCGCGGAACGGCGCGCCGGCGAACTTTTGCGTGAGATGGCGGCGCGCGGCGAGCGCCACCGCGGCGGAGGCGATCAAAAGAAGGGATCGCAGGACGATACGCCGAAACTCGCCGATCTCGGCGTCACTAAGTCACAATCCTCGCGTTGGCAAAAGCTCGCTGATCTACAGGGAAAATTCTTCGAAAAGAAGGTCGCGGCAGCGAAGCGCGAGGCTATCCTTTCTTCCGCGGAGCGCCGCGCGAATCGCGGACACCAAGGAGCTCCCGAAAGGGAAATGCGGCCGCGAGCTTTTCGCGCCGCTGAAGAAAAGCCTCCGGTCTCCATTTTCGAGAAAATAAAGCTACGTGACGGCTCGAATCTCGGCAATCTGAAATGGTCGCAGATCGAGCGTTTCATCGCCGAAAATCTGCGCGAAGCCGAATTGCTTCGTCGCGCGTTCGAGCACGCGGTGCCCGCAAATCCGAATGCGCCAATTCGAGAAATCCTCAAAGCCGAGACAATCGAAAGCTTTCTCGCGGTTATTGAAACCTCCTCCAAAGGAGTATCGCCGTGAACGCGCCAGCGGTCGCGAAGCAGAGCGTTGCGCTCATTCGCTACGACGAAGCGCGGCGCGCGCTCGCCGAATGTTGCAGCGTCGACGAAGCGCGCATGATCCGCAATCGCGCCGTTGCGCTGCAGGAATACGCCAAGCAGGCCAAAGATGGCGCGCTCATCGAGTGGGCCATGGAAATTCGCCTGCGCGCCGAGCGCAAGACCGGCGAGATTTTGCGCCACATGGCGCTGAAGGGCGAGCGCGCGGCGCGCGGCACGGCGCAAAAGTTTCACGGCGAAACTTTTCAACCGCCGAAGCTCGACGATCTCGGCGTCACCAAAACGCAATCGTTCCGCTGGCGCCGCCTCGCCGAGCTTTCCGACGACGAATTTTCCCAAAAACTCGCCGATTCAAAGCGAGAGGCGCTTTCCGCAATGGAGCGCACGCGCGCCGAACGCCTGGCCGAAAAGCAGGATCGGCGCGCGGCGCGTGAGGCCGATCTCGGCGCGAAACAGCGCGCGCTCCCGGACAAGAAATACGCGGTCATCCTGGCCGATCCCGAATGGCGCTTCGAGCCTTGGTCGCGCGAGACCGGCCTCGATCGCTCACCCGACAATCACTATCCGACGTCATGCCTCGAGGTCATCGCCGCGCGCGACGTCGCGTCGGTCTCCGCCGACGACAGCGGGCTGTTGCTTTGGGCGACGGTTCCGATGCTGCCGCATGCGCTCATCGTCATGGGCGCTTGGGGCTTCGATTATCGTTCGCATATCGTCTGGACCAAGGACCGCGCAGGCACTGGCTATTGGTTTCGCAACAAGCATGAGCTTCTTTTGCTCGGCGTGCGCGGCGATCTCCCCTGTCCAGCGCCGGGTCAGCAATGGGAATCTGTGCTCGAAGCGGCGCTCGCGCGCCACTCCGAAAAGCCAGAGGTCTTCCTCGAGCTCATCGAAGAATACTTCCCGAACCTTCCCAAGATCGAATTGAACCGCCGCGGCCCGCCGCGCGCGGGATGGGATGCGTGGGGCCTGGAGGCGGAAACGTGAGTTTACGTTTCGCGTATTCGCAGTTGCGTTCCAAGCATCAAGAGAAGCGAGGCAAGTCAAATGAAGGTTGAAATTGACTTTGAGTTGCGACAGCTCGCCTCGGCGCGCTGCGAATTCGGCGATTTCGCCGCGGTCGCGCGTTTCGCCGAGCAGCTGTTCGAAGCCGCATCACTGCTCTGGCCCGTCGAATATAACGCCTATGGCGAACAACCTGATGACGCCCAGCCGGAAGGTGAGACCTACGATTCAGCACCGCCGGAAAATGCGGCGTCATCCATAGGGGGGGGCGCTGCAGAACGGTCGCTGACAGACAATCAGCGCGCTGTGCTCTTGCTTTCACGGCAAGGCCTTTCTTGCAAGCACATTGCCGCGAAATCTCGTCTGTCCGAACACACCGTCGTCAATATCCGCTGCGGGTTGCGCAAAAAGGGCTTGCTCGAAGGGGCCGCGAGCAATGAAGCCTGAAATTGCGAAGACGCGTCCGCTCGCCGAAGATTTTCTCTTCGCTGCGGCGCGCGTTTTTGGCATCGAGACGGCGATCATGATCGCGCCGGAACGCACCGCGGCGCGGAGATCAAGTCTCGCGCGCCGCTCCTTCGTGTTTGCCTCGACGCGCTGTGGCGCGCCGCGCGGGGCGATCGCGGTGACGCTGCGCGCGCGCGAACGCGATCTTCCGCGCGTTTCTGGCGCGCCTGAGATTTTGGCGAAACTGCCGCTGATCGACGCACTCGCCGATGAAATCTCACGCGCGCGGCGGCTGAGAGAACAACGCCTGGCGCGCATCTATTACACGCCGGAATTTTATGACATCGTCTCGGCGGAGCTCGACGCGCGCGGGCTCACACTCGCGCAGTTTCGCGGGCCATCGCGCGCGCTCTTCGCCGTCGCGGCGCGCAAGGCGATTTTCGCGCGCACGAAGCGCGAGCTTTCGCTGTCCTATGTCGATATCGGCCTCATGTCGGACCGTCACCGCACCGCGGTCATGCATCATGTGCGCGGCGACTCGCGCAAAGCAAAGGTCGCCGCATGAGCTATCAGGCGACGACATGGGCGCTCGGGCGCAAGACAGGCTCGCCGGCGGGCAAGGCCTTGCTGCTCACCATCGCCAATTATGCCGGCGTCAATGGAGACTGCTATCCCTCGATTCCCAGGCTCGCCGAGGAAACCGAACAAAGCGCCTCAAGCGTGCGGCGATGGCTTGCCGAGCTCGAGGACATCGATCTCATCGCGCGGGCGGCGCGCTATCATGAAAGCGGGCGGCGGCAGTCTGACTGGATCATTCTGCTGTGCGACGAAGCCGCACGCGAGTTTGCCCGCTCGCTCGGCTGGACCGGAAAGCCGCCGCGCGAAGCTTCGGCCGAGGCCGCTTCCGGCGGCGAAAATGTGTCGCCAGCGGCTCCCGATTGCGCGCCGTCTGAACCCCAAAACGAGGGTGGGGACCCTTCCAAATTGAGAGGGTCACCCTACCACAGCTGTGAGAGGGTCACCCTACCACAGCTGTGGAAGGGGGACCCTACCACTGGTGAGAGGGCTAGAATAACCAAGTTAACCGTCAAAGACTCTCTCTCTCCACCCGAACCTGAGCCTGAGCCAACGATCGGCTGCGCCGACCGAGAGAGAGATTTTGGCGAAAGTGTTTCAGCGCCTCCTCCCGGCGAAGAGGCGGCGGAGTGGACCAAATTCTACGATCTTTGGAATTGGCAGGAGGTCGAGAGCCCGATTGTCGCTAAGGGCGTGTTCCGCCGACTGAAGCCTCCCGAGCGGGCGCTCGCGCTGAAACACGCGCCGGCCTATCTGCGCGACTGCCGCGAGAAAAAGCGCCGTCAGGCATTCGCTGGAAATTGGCTGACAAATCGCGGCTGGGAAGAGTTCGTCGCGAAGATCGACGCGACGGAACGGCGCAAGCAGGAGCTGCACGAGCTGCAGCGCGCCAAATATGGTGGCGTCGTGATCCGCGAGCATACGCCGCAATTCGCGGCCTGGGCGCGATATGAGCGCCTCGCGAACGGCGTCGAGCGGATCGATCTACGCAGCTTTCCGACCGGGATGGGTATCCTGCGTCCGACCGAATGGCCGCCGGCGCTCGCCAAATCAGATGTTTCACCGCGCCCTGAATCGACCGCCGACCCTCCGCGCCGCACCGTGTGAAGCGTGGCGTTTTGTGCGAGTCCGATCCTGCGCATGGGGGCGAATATGCAACGCTGGTATGTGGTCGAAGCCTATGAAGGGCGCGATGAAGACGCCTATCTGCGCTTGGTCGCCGCGGGTTTCAAGGCCTGGCGGCCAGTCGACGAGAGACGTTCATGGAACCGAAATGTGCGCAAAGCCGCGCCGAGCATGGGGCCGAAGAGGCGAATCACCAAGATCGCGCGCTTTGGCCGCTACATTTTTCTGCGCTGCGAAGAGACTGATATCACGCATGGTTTTGTCGTTTCGGCGGTCAAGAATATGCGTGGCGTTTTCGGCTTCGTGACCATGGCCGGGTCGGACGCACCGGCTGCTTTGCCTGAAGGCCTGATCGAATTCTACATGTCTTTTTGTCCCGGCAGACGTTCGGCAAATGGCGTTGAAATCAAAAAGGGAATGAAAGTCGCGCTTGTCGCCGGGCCGCTCCAGGGCCACGCCGGCGTCGTCGCCGACGTTGACTCCCGCGGCGTGATGCGAATAGACCTGAACCTATTCGGGCGGTCCACCCCCATAATCTGCGAAGTGGGCCACGTCGAAGCGCAGGAGCAGGGCCGACGGCCCCCGAAGCCTTCCGACGTTTCCAAGGTGAGCGGCGAAAGCCGTCCCTTTAGCGAAGCTATGGCGGCGGTGCGCCGATGAAGCTTCGAACCTTGCGCCCTCGCGTCGCCGTTGCGAACCTCACAAAGCTGACACCGCCAAAGAAGCAAGCCGACGCGATCTATCTCGATCCGCGTTGGCGCAAGCTCATCGCCTCGATCATCGCCGAACGCGGCCGGCGCTGCGAGCTATGCGGCAAGTCGATGGAAGACGACGGCTCCCCCGTGCGCCTGATCGGAGATCACGTCGAGGAACTCAAGGACGGCGGCGAACCTTTCGATCGAAGCAACGTGAAGCTCAACTGCACCCGCACCGGCGGCAACGGCCGCCCTCATGCGGACGGTAAGCGGGGCGGCTGCCACAACCGCAAGACCATCGAGGCCAGATCTGCTCGCCTTCGACAAGGGGGATAGGGGGTTATCTTTCCCAATCAGCCTCGCCTAGCAACCGGCATGGTTCCAATGCGCGAGAAAATTTTATGCGCAGCAATAGGTTTGATTAGGCCGGCGTAATCAATGGAAATCAAAAATGAGTGAGAGCGTCGCGATCGAAGCCCCGAAATCCCGCCGCGGCGGCAAGCGCATCGGCGCCGGGCGCAAGCCTAAGGGCTTCGTCAAGCCTTCGACGCTCGGCCCACTGAATCGCGTGAGCGCGCTGGCGAAGGAGCCGCCGGCGGAGATCGATGGTGTCGCCCAGAAGCACGCCCGAGACGTGATCGAATCGCTCGTTAAGCTTCTCTGCGACGGAAGCAGCGAGGCCGCCAAGATTACGGCCGCCAAGGAGCTGCTCGATCGCGGCTATGGCAAGCCCGCCGTCGAGATTGGCGGCGATGCGGCGATGGCCATGTTGCCCTTCATGATCGCCCCCGAGCCGCAGTCGGTCTCGCTCACCGCTGAAATCCGAGCCGAGGCCAAAAGATACGCCAATCTCGCGATCGAAGTGCTGCGCCAGATCGCCATGAACGGAGCCAGCGAGACGGCGATCGCCGCAGCCTGCAAGGCCCTGCTCGATCGTGGACTCGGCACGGTTGGCAAGGCACGCATGCCGGAAGAGCAATCGCCCGAGCGCCTCGGCAAGAAGGAGATCGCCCAGCGCGCCGCCGAGGCGGCCGCGACCGGGCTCTATGCGACGCCGGCCCCACCGAAGCGCTATGCGTCGCCGACGGCTCAATGAACATCCAGCCCAGCTGGTCGACTGCGTGCCCCGATTGGGAAGAGCGCATCGTCGATGGACGCTCGCTTATTCCCTTCGATCCGCTTTTTCCGGAAGAAGCCAAGAGCGGCCTCGGCGTTTTCCATTCGATGCGGCTCGTAAGTCTTCCGGGCCGTCCAATGATCGGCGAGGTCTGCCGGCCCTGGACAACAGCTCTCGCCGCGGCCTTCTTCGGTTCCTATGACGCCGCCGAGGGCGTGCGCTACATCAACGATTTCCATCTCGATATCGCCAAAAAGAACATAAAATCGACGCTGGCCGCCGCCCTGATGGTGACCTGCCTGATCAGAAATTGGCGTGAATCGGGCGAGTTCTACATCCTGGCGCCGACGAAGGAGATCGCCGACAATTCCTTCTTTCCGGCTCGCGATATGATCCGCGCCGATCCGGCGCTCGCGCAGATCCTGCATATCCAGGAGAACCAGAGGATCATAACGCATCGCAATACGCGGGCGTTTCTGAAGGTCATCGCCGCCGATTCGGAGACAGTCGGCGGCAAGAAAACGATCGGCCTCCTCATCGACGAACTCTGGCTGTTCGGCAAAAGAGCCGGATCCGAAGCGATGTTTCGCGAAGCGAAGGGCGGCCTTGCTTCGCATCCCGAGGGTTTCGTGATTTCCGCCTCGACGAAGCCTGACGGGCCGCCGGCGGGCGTGTATCTGCAACGGCTCGATTATTTCCGCGGCGTCAGGGACGGCAAAATAGACGATCCGAGCGCCCTCGGAATCCTCTATGAATATCCCAAGAAATTCATAAAGGACGAAAGCTACAAGAAGCCGGAATTCTTCTACATCCCGAACCCAAATCTCGGCGCTTCGGTCAGCGAGCGATATCTCCTCGCCGAACTCGGCAAGGCCGAGCGCGGGGGCAGGGCTTCGCTGGTCAATTTCTTCGCCAAACATCTCAATGTCGAGCCCGGCATGGCGCTGCGCTCGGATGGATGGGCGGGCGCGGCGATCTGGTCGCGCGGAGTTGAGGCTGCCCTCACTCTAGACACGCTCCTCGAGCGCAGTGAAGTCGTCACGGTCGGGATCGACGGCGGCGGTCTCGACGATCTGCTCGGCGTCGCTGTCGTTGGGCGCGAACGCGAAACCGGTCGCTGGCTTTGCTGGGCCCATGGGCTCATTTCGACGATCGGCGTGTGGCGTCGCAAGGCCAACGCCGAGGATTATCTCCGCTTCAAAAAGGCCGGCGAACTGACCGTTTTCCGCTTTGGCCGCGACGACGAAGATATCCTCGAAAAAGACGACGCCGTTCTTGCTTTGCTCGAAGACGTTCCTGCGGCAGCTCATGACCCGAACAGCTTGCCTTTGGACATTCAATTTGTCGTCGATCTCGTGGCGCGCGTCCGCGACGCCGGGCTCCTGGCTCAGGTCGGCGTCGACGCGGCCGGCATCGGCGCGATCGTCGACGCGCTGGCCAAGATCGAAGTCACCCAAGACGCCAATCTGCTCGAGGGCGTGCGCCAGGGCATCGGCCTCATGGGCGCGATTAAGACCGTCGAGCGCATGCTGGCGGACCGCAGATTCCGGCACGGAGATCAAGCCTTGCTGACCTGGTGCGTCGGAAATCTGCGAATCGTCCAGACGGCGACGGCCATGCGCGCGGCGCGGGACGAGACCGGCTACGGCAAGATCGATCCCGCCATGGCGCTGTTCAACGCCGTGGCGCTCATGAGCATGAATCCTGAAGCCGAAAACGAATCCAGCGTCTATTCGGCCGATCGCGGCCTGATCGTGTTCGGTTAAGGGATCATGGCGGAAAGCCGACTTCCCTATCTCGCCCGCGCCGAAGGCTTCCAGCGCTCGACGGGAAGCAATACGGACGAACAACTTTGGTCCGCGACCTATATGGTCTCGCAGACCAATTCGGGGATGAACGTCTCCCAGGTCACGGCGCTGTCGTCGACGGCGGTGTTCTCCTGCGTCGCGATGCTCGCCGAAGACGTCGCCAAGCTCAAACCCTTCTTCTTTCGCCGCCGCGCGGATGGCGGCCGCGATATCGTCACGGATCATTGGCTGCCGAGGCTGTTTCGCCGGCCCAATGATTTCCAGTCGGGTTTCGAGTTCCGCGAAATGCTCATGGTGCAGCTCTGCCTGCGCTCCAACGCGTTCGCCGTCATCATCCGCAACAATGCGGGCCGTCCAATCAAGCTCATTCCCGTCAATTCCGACCGGGTGGCGATCTGGGAAGCGCCAACGGGCGATCTGTTCTACCGCGTAACGCCGCTCGGACTGCACGAACGCGCCATGCTCATCAACGAGCCGTTCCTCATCCCCGCGGAAGACATCCTGCATATCCGCGGGCTTTCACTCAACGGCTTGCTCGGCGCCGCGCGCATCGTGCTCGGCAAGGAGGCGATCGGCCTCAACCTCGCTCTGCAGGATCAATCCGCGCGCTGGATGGGGCAGGGCTCGAAACCTTCCGGCGTGCTCTCGACCGACAAGAAGCTCACGACCGAAGCCGCCAAGCGCATCGCGGCGGACTGGCGCGACACGAACGCCGGGCCGCAAAATGTCGCGCGAACCGTAGTTCTCGAACAGGGCCTCAAATACCAGCAGGTCGCTTTCAGCGCGGTCGATTTGGATCACATCAAATCGCGCCAATTCCAGCTCGAGGAAGTCGCGCGCTTGCTGCGCATCCCGCTCTACAAGGTCGGCGCCGCGCAAGCCAAGGGCGCAAGCGGCACGATCGAACAGCAGGCGATGGAATATATCAACGAGACGCTGACCGGTTATGTTTCGCGCTTCAGCGAGAAATATGATCTCGCATTTGACATTGAGGGCGAGGGCCTCGAGCTCGGGCATGATTTCAGCGTGTTGACGCGCGCGGATCAATCCAGCCGATACGCGAATTATTCCAAGGCGATCGCCGGCGGATATCTCAAGCCGAACGAAGCGCGAGTCGATGACGGGCGCGATCCGGCCGAGGGCGGCGATAATCTTTGGCAACCTGTGAACGTCGCCTTCGCGGGTAGTCAAGCGACGGGGGCGGGCGCGGACGGCGGCGGAAGGCCGGAGGGAAGCAAGAATGTCGAGTGAGGGTTTTGTCGCGGTGAGGGGATGGTGTGTATGCAAGGAATTATAGAGATCGATAATTTTAGGTTTTTAACTGGTCACGGCAGAGCGCTTGCGGCCTCCCTGGAGCGAGCGCTCCTAAAATTTGTCGCCGAAGGGCCTACGGAAAACAATCTCTTTATTTGCCGAGAAAATCGAGAAAGCGGAGCTGGAAATTGGCAGATTTATAAAGTTGAGGCGACAAATCTTGAATCTGGCGTCATTTGCCTCGAAGAAAAATGCGGGCATCAGCTTATATTTCCAATAGAGTTTTTGAGTGGAAAATATAAACACCCACAAAGGAAACACCTAATTTACAATCACGCGGTTAAGAGTGCGGTTTACGACGAAGACGGGAATCTGCAATCCGGAGAATTCAAGTATATCGGACAAACGAAACAGGGCTGGCAAAAACGACTGCAGCAACATGTCGGGCAGGCAAAATCCGGCTCGAATACGATTTTTCACCGAACGATGAGAGCTAATGATTTCTCCATTGCGGTCACGAAAATTATGCATATTTGCCTCTCCGCGGATGAGGCCGATACAGAAGAAGAGAAGCTCGTTTACCAAGACAGTTTGTTTCCTCTCGGACTGAATATGATACCCGGCGGAAAAGCCGGCGCTCGTTTTCTATTTGAGCATGCCGGTCCGCGCGGCGAGGTTGAGGCTGATAGAAGAGAAGAGGCTCTTTCCGAGATCATTCGAGAAAGCCGAAAGAATGGTGCAAATCCAGCCCTTTCAGCGCGCTGGTCTGATGATGCGTTCGCGATCCGAATGATTTGCGCACATAGGAACCGGCTCAAGCCAAACCAAATCGAAAACGCAAAGCTGCTGCGCGCTGCCGGACATTCTGATGCAAGCGTCGCCAGCATGATAGGTGCGAAGGATCCTGCGCAGGTAAGGCGAATGCTAAGCGGCAAAACCTATTCGCGAGTTCTATGAAATGAAAAACTGCCGATATGCACAAGGCAAGATCAATGACGCCGCCGCGGATGATGAAACGCGCACTGTTACTGCGATTTTGTCCGACGAGCGTGTTGCGCTTGATTTTCACATCATTATAACGGCTGGAATAGATTTTAGCGATTATATGGAATACGGTTCCGTGCCTTTCGCGCATGATATAGAGGCACCGCCTGTCGCTAAAATGCTGAGACTTGAAAAGCGCGGCGCTCAGTTAATTGGAACCATGCAGTTTGCGGACGCGGAGACTTATCCATTTGCGGACACGGCTTATCGGCTGATTCGAGGAAAATTTCTCAATGCGACCTCGCTTAGCTGGATTCCCGTCAGGTGGGAGCGTGCAAAAGACAAAAATCGACCGGACGGGATGAACTTTTTGGAATGCACCATGTTGGAGGCATCCATTGTTCCGGTGCCGGCGAATCCCGGAGCGCTGATCACCGCGCGCGGCCTCGGGATCGACACAAGCCCGCTGCGCCATTGGGCGGAACGCATTCTCGACGAAGGCGGCGCGCATCGCCGCGAGGCCGAGACGATCTATCGGGAGACCAGATTGCCGACGAATTCCCGCGCGTCGAAAGAGGCGAATTGGAAATGCGGCGCGTCGCGCAATCTGCCGCTTGACGAGGATTCGTCCTGGGATGGGGCGGCGTCGCAAAAGGCGGTGTTCGAGGCCTGCGGCTTCGACGGCGACAAGCCCGATCTCGCCAAGGCGCGCAAGGCCTTCCTCGCCTATGACGCGTCGGAGCCAAAGAAAAAGGGCTCCTACAAGCTCCCGTTCGCGACGATCAAGGACGGCCGCATGACCGCCGTCGCCGCCGGCATTCGCGCCGCCGCGTCGCGGCTTTCGCAAGCCGACATCCCCGACGACGTGCAGGAATCTGCGCGCGCTGTGATCGATGAATATGAGGGCAAGATGAGCAAGAAGGACGATAAGCGCGCCGTTGTGACGAAGCGCGGGCTCTATGTGGTGAGCACTCTCGCCTATCTCCTGGCCCAGGCCGGAAGCATCAAATACGACGTCGATCGCGAGGAAGCCGCCGAGGGCGACACAGACAGCCCGAACCCGGAGAACATGCTTGCCGTTCTCCAGGCGCTCGCAAAGGCGCTGACCGAAATGGCGGTCGAAGAGGTCGAGGAGCTCATCGCCAACTTCACGCCGGTCGACGCCGCCGGCGCCGAGCGCTGCCTGGCGGCTCTGTCCTTCACGCGCGCCGGCAAGAAGCTCTCCAAGGGCGACCAGCAAGATCTCGAGGACATTCACGACCACGCCTGCCGCTCGGCCCGACTCATGCGCGATCATATCGATCATTACACGGACGAAGACCTGTCCGACGATGAGACGCGCGGCGCGATGTTCGATCATGCCGAGGCGATCCACGATCATTGCATGCGCACAGCGGAAAAGTTGCGCGATCATATCGACGGCCGCGCACCCGCGGATGATGGCGCTGGCGCGACCAAGCCGGCCGGAGACGGCGCCGGCTCTGGGGGCAATGACGGCGCGGCGCGCAGCGCGGACGAGCGCCGCAAGAAGGCCGCGGCTCTCCAGGCCCGGGCGCTGATCGAAAGCGCCTAAACAAACCGAATTCACCGCGACAGGCGGCTCTTGTCCGCGCCCATCATCGGGCGCGGGGCGCGCAAAACCGCGCCGGGTGAGGGGCAAGTCACACCCGAAAGAAACCTCCAATCAAGGTGACGATTCATGTCTCTCATCGCGGAACTGCGCGCGCAGCGCGCCAAGGCGATCAAGACGCTCAGCGCCAAGGAAGCCATCGAAAACGAAGCCGTCTATAAGCAGATCGAAGCCGATCTCGAAGGCGTCGACGCCCAGCTCACTCGCGCGCTGAAGGCTCAGGAGCGCAATGCCGCCCTGGCGCGCCCTGCCGGTCAGCATGCCGAGGAGGAGGGTCAGGAGGGCGTCGAAGGCTATGACGATGACGCGCCGGTCGCATCGGAGATCGAGCGCCTGGCTTTGGAGCGCGGCGCGCAGCGCGGCGTCGCGACGCGCGAGCTCGCGTATAGCTCAAGAGCGCAGGCCTTTTCGAGCAAGTTCGAGCGCGCCGTGTCGATGGTGCGCGCCGCCAATGGCATTCGCCTGAACAAGGGCAAGCATTTTCGCTCGCTCGGCGAACAATTGCAGGCGATTAAGACCTATTACGAAAGCCGCGGCTCCAACACGGATGCGCGCCTCGTCCGCGCCCCGACCGGCGCCGGCGAAGTCGATCCGACCGGCGGCGGCTTTCTTGTGCAGACGGATTTCGCCGCGGCGATCTTCCTGATCGCCCACGACATGGGCGAATTGCTTGGGCTTGTGAACAAGATTCCGATCGGCGACAAATTCAACGGGATCAAGATCCCGGGCGTCGACGAAACGAGCCGCTTGACCGGTTCGCGTTGGGGCGGCGTTCAGTCGTTTTGGGTGGATGAGGGAACGGCCGCAACCCCGACGAAGCCGAAGTTCAAGATGATCGAATTCAGCCTGCATAAGCTGATGTCGATCATGTATACCTCGGACGAATTGCTCCAGGACTCGGTGGCCTTGACCGCGATCGCCTCTCAGGCCTTCTCGGAAGAGGTCATGTTCATGACCGAGGACGCGATTTACGAGGGCAAGGGCTCGGGCATGCCGCTCGGCGTCATCAACAGCCCCGCGCTGGTCACCCAGGCCGCGCAGGCCGGGCAGAAGACGCAGACGATCGTCAAGGAAAATATCGACAATATGTGGTCGCGCCTCTGGGTGCGCAGCCGCAAGAATTCGGTCTGGCTGATCAGCCAGGATGTGCTGCCACAGCTCTTCCAGCTCAACCAGGCGGTCGGCACCGGCGGCCAGCTCACGTTTATGCCGCCCGGAGGCCAATCTTCCGCGCCCTATGCGACGCTGTTCGGCCGGCCGGTCATTGAGACCGAATATTCTCCGACGCTCGGCACGGCCGGCGACATTCTGCTCGCCGATCTGTCGCAATATACACTGGTCGACAAGGGCGGCGTTCAGGCAGCCACATCCATGCACGTGGCGTTCCTGACCGATCAGCAGGTGTTCCGCATCACCTACCGCGTTGACGGTAAGCCGATGTGGACGGCTCCGATGACACCGTTCAAGGGCACGAACACACGCTCGCCCTTCGTCGCGCTCGCCACCCGCTAAGGCGTGCAAAGCGGCCGGGCTCAGCTCGGCCGTCTCCCCCTTCCTCTTCGAACACACAGGAGCGCCCGATGTCGGGTCGTCAACTTTCCCTTGCGGCTGAACTGCCGCCCTCCGTCCTGCTCGGCGCCGCGGCTGACGCCGCCGGCCGCACGAGCCGCTATGCCGATCTCAAAAACGCGATCAAGGCCTTCGTTCTCGTCGAAGTGAACCAGGGCAACGCCGCGACGGTCGCGGTCAGCATCCTGCAGGCGAAGGATACGTCCGGAACCGGCTCGAAGGCCGTCAACGCCGTGCCGATTTTCCTGCAAAACAATGCCCTGGTCACGGACGTTCAGGCCCAGCAAACTGCGGCTGCGAGCTTCACGACCGACGCCACGCTGCAAGACAAGCTGCTCCTGTTTGAGATTCTGCCGGAAGCCGCGCTGGATTTAGCGAACGGATTTGAGACGATCGCCGTGCAGACCGGCGCGTCGAACGCCGCGAACATCACGCGCGCCGAACTGATCGTCTATGCGCAGACCAAGGCGCTCGGCGCTTCGCAGCCCTCGACTTACACGGAATGATGGGGCGGGCCTGCGGGCCCGTTTCTTTCACCTCTCGGATCGCCGCAAGGCGGGCCAATAGGCCCGATCCAGAAGGACGGAAATCATGACCACCCGATCTCGCTACAACGCCGGCAATCTCGAATTCTACGAAGATACCGGTTTCGAAACGACCGCGCCGACGGCCCCCCTGCAATTCCTCGAGGATTTCATCGGAGCCGGGCATTCCGCCGGCATTCCCGCCGCGGCCTCGCCCGTCGCCGGCTATCCGTGGGTCAAGAAGATCGTCGGCGCCGCGCCGCCCACCGCCGCTTTTGTCGCCAATGCGCCCGGCGGTCAGGCCGCCTTGACGCTACTCGCCAATAACGAGGCGGAAGAGGCGAGCATCTACTGGAACGACAATCTTGCGCTCGACGTGACGAAGCGGCTGAATTTCGAGGCGCGCATCGCGCTCAGCGTCGCGCCTTCCGCCGCCGGCGTGCAGGCGGTCTTCGGCGTCGCGCAGGCCTGGGCCGCCACTCCGGACGGCAATGCCCGCTATCTTGAATTCGGCGCCACCGCGAACAACGGCCTGCTCATCCGCTCGAAAGACGGCGTGACGACCTTCTCGCAGGCGGCGGCCTATATCGCCACGCCCTCTTCGGCGATCCTGCTCGATACGAACTTCCACATGTTTCGGATCGATGCTTCCGACCCGACCGACGTCGCCTTCTATTTCGACGGCAATCGCGTCAATCCCAAGGGCTCGGTCACTTGGGCCGCGACAAGCGCGAATTCGCTCACGCAGCCCTATCTCTCGGTCTTCAAGACCGCGAGCGTCGGCCTCGCGACGCTGACGATCGACAAGGTGGACGCGTGGGCCAATCGCGCCTGATGCGGTTCTCGAGAGGCGGAGAAACGCGATGTCGGGCCCAAGCATCGGCGATTTTGTCGTCACGCCAAAAGGATCGCGGGGAAGGATCTTCGCTCTCCGCAAAGGCCCGGATGGCGTATTTGCCAAGGTCGGCAGCGTCGCCGCCGAATGGGAGCAAATCTCGCTTCCCGCGCCGGCGCCTGAAGTCCCGCCAGTCGTCGCTCCGCCGCAACCCTCAAAATCGAAACAATCGCCAAAGGTCGCGGGGCTTCCTTCCGCGCCTATCGCGCCGACCTGAGAGAAAGACCATGACGAATCCCAGCGATCGTTTCAACGCCGCCGCCGCCGCCCATCACGAGGCGATGCAGAATCTCCTCGCCCGCGTGAAGACGGGCGAGGAGGCCATTGCGGAACTCGCGACCACCAAGGCCCAACTGGCGGCCGTGACCGGCGAATACAATGCGCTGCTCGACCACGCGTCCTCCTATCTCGAGGAAACGACAAGCGCGATCGCCGCGACGGCGGCTCCAGCCTCCGCGTCTGCGGGCGCTTGAGCGGCTCGTCCGTCCCTCGATAAAGCGGAGGCGCGCCAAATGGCCGCTCAAATGGGTTTCGACAGCGCCAGCGGCATTATCGCCGCCGGCGCGAGCCTTTCCGGCGCGATCAATCTCGGCGCCGCGCGCGTGCGCGGGATCCTCATGCCATCCGTATGGACCGCCGCGGCACTCACTTTCCAGGCGTCCTTTGACGGCGTGAGCTTCCTAGAGCTGATCGACGACCGCACCGGAGGCTATGTCTACACGACCGGTTTCGCTGTTGCGGTGAGTCAATATCTCGCGATCGACCCGGTTCTTTTCGACGGCGTGCCGATCATCAAGATCCGCTCCGGGACCTTGGCGACGCCGGTGAACCAGGTCGCCCAGGCGACGCTCAATCTGGCGCTG